AGATCCAACACAAGCTGCTGACATGGGATTTGCTCCAGACTATTACTTTGGATATGGTGCAGGCACAGTTATTCCAATGGAAGCTGGCGCACTAAATATTAATGAAGATAGTGTAGCAATTGCAACTACAGTAGATCAATTTATGTTTGGCGCAGTAACAGAAGGTAATAGTTTCCTTGGTAATGTTGCAGACAATCCACTTATGGATGTTAATGGTGCAACTACATTCTATGCAGGCTATAACTTAGATAAAGCACTAACAGATGATGTTACATTATTTGGTAATGCAATGTTTGGTATTACTAAAGTAAACGTGGGCGATAGCATGATGACATCAGCAAGTAGTTTGCTAAGTAATAGTGCAACACTTGGTATCAAACGTAACGTAAGCAACGGCGACTTTGGATTTGTAGCAAGTGTGCCAGTAGCAATTACACAAGGTAGTGCAACGTTCAATACTGCAAGCACAGTTAGTTCAACTGGTGATGTAGATTACTTAACTAGTAGCAGTGATTTAAGTGCTACACAACGTGAAGTAGACTTAGGTGTGTTCCGTAACTTCCAAGTAACAGACAACATGTTTGTTAAAGCACACGCAGAAGCACGTTTGAACTATGCAGGCACAAACGAAACAGTTACGACAGCAGGTCTTAACTTAACATGGAGCTTTTAATAAATGTATAAACGAGGCAATCTAGAGGTTATCGCAGGCCCAATGTTTGCAGGAAAGAGCAGTGAGTTGTTAAAACGACTGCTCTTTCTAGAGCATTCAGGACACAAAGCATTAGTCCTAAAACCATTAGTAGATGACAGGTATGACCCAGACAGGATTGTTACACACAATAAACTTAGTCACCCTGCTATTAGTGTTATTGATTTAGAATTAGTAAAAGATAATTACACAATTAAACCTTATAACTTTCACACAGTATTCATTGACGAGGTGCAATTCTTTGATCCTAAAGAAACACTATGGTTTGTAGAAGAAGGATTACGTGAAGGTGTTAACTTTGTATGTGCAGGATTAGATCAAGATAGTAGAGGTGTACCATTTGAAACTACTGGTAGATTATTAGCACTAGCAGATGGCATTATGAAGATTACTGCATTTTGTAATGTATGTGGACAACCATGCAGTAAGACGCAACGACTTAGAAAAAGTGGTGGCAGAGTAAACGTAGGCGGCGCAGAGACATATGAACCACGTTGCCATGAACATTGGGAGAGTAAATAATGACAGATCATACAATAGATATTTTACGTCAAGTTTGCCAAGAAGAACTTGATGATAAAGTAACTGGCTTAACAGATGGAACTGAAGATATATTTGAAGGACGCAAAGAGTTTGCAACTTCAATACTAGGACTTATTAATAAACTAGAACGTCCTAGGCAAGAAGATCAAGCTAAAAAATTACAAGCAAAGGCTATTGCAGCCAGTAATGCAAGAAACGAAATAGCATCTGAATACAACACAGAATGGATGCCAATTGACAACGGAGACTTTAAATGAAAATCATCGCAGGAAACAGTAATATTGATTTAGCACAAAAGATTGCAGAACATTGTTTTGCTGCATTAGTGCCAGCAGACATTAAAGCATTTGCTGACGGTGAAAGCAGTGTAGAGTTTATGGAAAATGTTAGAGGTGAGGATGTGTTTATTATACAAAGCACAAGCACACCAGTTAACGATAATTTAATGGAATTAATGATTATGATTGATGCGGCTAAACGTAGCAGTGCTAAACGTATTACCGCAGTCATACCTTATTTCGGTTACGCAAGGCAGGATCGTAAGAGTGCAAGTCGTACTCCTATTACGGCTAAACTTGTAGCGAACCTGCTAACCGAATCCGGTGCTGATAGAATCCTTACAATGGATCTACACGCCGGTCAAATTCAAGGCTTCTTTGATATTCCTGTAGATGATTTAACAAGCCGTATATCATTTGCAAGGGATATTAAAAAGCAGTTCTACAAAGAAAACAGTGATGTGCATGAAGTAGAAACAGTATTTGTTTCACCAGATGCAGGCGGTACAGTACGAGCTAGAAAGTTTGCTGATATGTTTGGAGGCGATATTGCTATTGTAGACAAGCGTAGACCTAAAGCAGGTGTTAGTGAAGTAATGAATCTAATTGGTGAAGTACAAGGCGCACACGCTATCCTCGTAGACGATATTGTTGACAGTGGTGGAACATTATGTAATGCCGCACAGGCTATCATGGATGCTGGTGCATTAAGCGTTAGAGCATATATTACACACGGAGTATTAACTGGACAAGCATGTCAAAAGGTTGAGAAAAGTGTGCTGAAAGAACTAGTAATCACAGACAGCATTGAATATAAATGTCCAGACAAAATTACTAAGGTAAGAGTAGTAAGCGTAGCACAGATGTTTGGCGAAGCTCTAAGAAGGGTAAACAATGAGGAAAGTGTAAGTAGTTTATTTGCACAAAAGATTTAACATGAACAAACAACAAACATGGACTGTAGAAGTCATTAAAGATGGCAAAACAGAAGAACTAGTTATTCAGCTGCCAATTGAACTATTAAACCAAATGGGTTGGGATGTAGGAGATGACTTGTTATGGGAAGAAGATACCATAGCAGGTGTACCATCTGTTACAATAAAGAAAAAAGAATAGTTGACTATTTATAATATATGTATTATAATAGTATTAATAATAATAAATGAGGCAGAGAGTAATGCGTGAAGGTGATACACATGGTGATAAGATACATGATTGGCTTGATGATGACGAGTATGCATTAGTTATAAAAGCAGATGGATCTTTCCAAGGAGTCTTTGCTCCATTTGAAATTGAAGACTTTGATCAATTACCAGAAACTATAATAGTTATATTGAGTATGATATATGGAGATCAAATTACACAAACAACCCCACCGTCTAACAGGACAATGCACTAGGAGAATTACATGGCTAAATTTACAAAACGATATCTTAAACCTACATTATTCAAGCCTAAGGGTTCTGTGTTTGAAGGCTTGATATGGAAACAACCTAACTCAAAAGGCACAGACACATATGATGTTACTTGTACAGACAAAGGCTTTACTTGTGACTGTCCAGGCTTTACATTCCGTGGCAAGTGCAAGCATAGTTTAGAAGTGCTAACACGAGTAGAAGTAGCATTAGATGACAAACACCCACAATACCAATGGGAGTTTGCACAATGACTTACAGTAAAGGTAGTCCACTAAATGGTGCAGATGGACGTGAAAGCTATGCTGATTATATGGCTCGTAGACTAAAAGAAGAATATCCACTAGACTTGTTTAATAACAAAGCACAAAAGCATGAAGAAGCTGAAGCACGTGAAAAGCATCCACTGAATACATTGCAGCAACTAATGATTATTACAGCAGAAGAATGTGGAGAGCTAACACAGGTATGCAGTAAAACAGTTCGCAAGTTTAATACAATTGAAGAAGCAAATAGTAAAGTGCAAAACGCATTAACTAATCGCAAGAAACTTGTAGAAGAAGCCGGTGATGTATTGTGTATGCTACAATTAATGAACGAGCATGGTATGTTTGAATGGAATGAATTAGAAGAACGTGCTATACACAAGCGTAACAAATTAAAGAAATGGAGTAACTTGATAAATGAAACTTAGATATTCAGAAGCATTTTATAGTGTACAAGGCGAAGGACAATACGTAGGTGTTCCTAGTGTGTTTTTACGCACATTTGGTTGTAACTTTCGTTGTATGAACTTTGGCTTACCAAGAAATGAACCAAGCAGAGCTGAGAAGCACGAAGCAGGTAATCGTTACAATGATGAAGTTAAAGGATTAATTGATAGTGGTATTGCAGATACTGTTACTGAATTTACAGACTTGCCTATTATACACACAGGCTGTGATACTTATGCAAGTATCTATCCTGAATTTAAAGACTTTAATAAACTTGCAGAAGTAGATGAAGTAGTAAATCATTTGTTAAGTTTAACACCAGAAGGAAAGTGGACTTGCGATAATGGGCAAGACATTCATTTGATTATGACAGGCGGTGAGCCGTTGTTAGCGTGGCAACGACTTTATGTAGAGCTGTTTGAACATCCACGCATGAAGGACTTAAAAAATGTTACATTTGAAACAAACACTACGCAACACTTACATGACGATTTATTCGACTATCTCCACAGCAGTGACAGAATTAAAGTCACATGGAGTTGTTCACCCAAGCTCACAGTATCAGGAGAATCTTGGGAAGATGCTATCAAGCCTGATGTCGCTTATTGTTACAGTCTCGTGGATGACAGCGATATCTATCTTAAATTTGTTGTTGCTGACAGCGAGGATATTGCTGATGTTGACAGAGCTGTTAAGGCATATCGTAAAGCTGGTTTGGAATGCCCTGTGTATCTTATGCCGTTGGGTGGTCGCAGCGAAGAATACAATCTTAACGTTCAGGAAGTCGCGGAGATCTGCATGGAACGAGGATGGAGATTCACTCCAAGACTCCACATCTCACTATTCGGAAATGCCTGGGGAACTTAGTGCATTAGAAATAGAACGAAAAGCAAAACTCGAAAGAGCAATGAAGGCTCCATACAAAGTAAAAAAACAAAAAGAAGAACACAAAAGTATTGAAGTTAAAATTAGAGAAGCAGGTTGGTAATATGGATGACTTAGAAAAATTATATAAAAAAATTGCAGACATAACAGCTGACGAAGAACCATTAATGATTGCTGGAGTTATGATGGCACAAGCGTTATCAATTTATAAAGCTATGCTCAACGAAGAAGAGTTTGATAGGTTAACTAATCATATTCTTAATAGCACTGATCTTATTAATGTAGAAGGCCCAGGACCAGTTATTCATTGATAAATGAGATACACAAGTTTTGGAACATTAAACCAGAATACATCTTTGCAGATGAATTCACTGGTTATGAAGACCTATATGAAGAATTAGATACATTTACCGCAGAAGTATACGAAGCTGATGGACCTGGAACAATAGACAAAGTATTTGATATATATCGTAAGCGAGATATTGTTCCTATTATATATTACACAGAAGCAGGACTACGAGAAGCACTAAAAAACTTTAAACGCACATCATATAAGAAAGTTGAACAAAATGTATTAGGACTTGGTAACAATCAAGGACAAACAATTAATCGTTTTGTATTCACAAACATGCAGACAGCGGAGCCAAAAGGAAGAGGCTCAAATAGTTTAATGGATAGGTTTCGAGACGATGCTAAACTCAAACGTGCTATACGCATTTGTTTTGAATTTAGAGAAGGAAACAAGTTAGTATACCCTACAGCAATGCGTAGAAGCTTAGAGCTTGTTACAGGTGAGAACGTGCAAAACTTTAAGCCACAACACGCTAGAGCTATTGCAGAGCGTTTATGCCCGGTGCTATGGGGTCGTATTTACGATTATAGCTGTGGTTATGGTGGAAGGCTACTTGGGATAACCAGTAGTAATATGAACTATAAATACATAGGCACAGACCCTAATACGCAAACATTTGAGTATCTAAAATACTTAGATAGTTTGCTAACTAACGATGCAGAAATCATTTGCAGTCCTTCAGAAGATTATCAATGCGAGAATATTGACTTAGCATTTAGTAGTCCACCGTACTTTAACTTAGAAAAGTATAGTGATGAGCCTACTCAATGTATGGTTAAACATACTACAATGGATGATTGGTTTGATGGGTATGTTGCACCAACAATGCAACAGATACACAAAGGATTAAACAGTGATGGAATATTTGCTACAAATATTGCAGACTATAAATCATATGGAAACAAAGAATACTTTGTTGTGGATAGATGGATCGAACTTGCAGAGCAACTTGGATTCAAACACGACACAACAATTAAGATGATGCTAAACACTAGGCCTGGTGTTGGCAATGATAAAAAAGAAGGCCGAGAGAAATGGGAAGGCATATATGTCTTTACTAAAAACTAAAGGATAAAACAAACTATGAATAACTATATTTTTACAAGCGAAAGTGTAAGTGATGGACATCCAGACAAAGTCTCGGATCAAATCTCAGACGCATTAGTTGATGCCGGACTAAAGAACGGTGATGAAACTACACGTGTCGCAATTGAAACACTTGTAACCACTAACCATGTAACGTTGGCGGGTGAAGTAAAGAATTTTAACGTAAGCAAAGACGAAGTAAAACAAATCGTAATTGACAAAGTTAAAGAAATCGGATACGAACAAGATGGATTCCATTGGGATAACCTAAACATCTATAACGAGATTCATTCTCAATCAGGTGACATTGGATTGGGAACAGACGACTTTGGTGCAGGTGATCAGGGTATTATGTTTGGCTATGCAACTAATGAAACTGAATCATTCTTACCATCACCAATTCATTACTCACATGAAATTCTAAAGAAATTAAAAGAATACAGACAAGAGGGATATGATTTTTTACTACCAGATGCAAAATCACAAGTAAGTATTCAATATGTAGGCGGAAAGCCTGTACGTGCTGATCAAGTAGTGGTATCACATCAGCACAAGGAAGGATTTGTGCATAGTTGTGTAGCACCAGTAAAAGACGCAGTTAGAGAAACAATGGGAGATTTAATCGACAATGACACAGTTTGGCATATCAATCCTACAGGCAATTTTTGTATTGGTGGTCCTGATGGCGACACAGGACTTACCGGGCGTAAGATTATCGTTGATACTTATGGTGGCTATGCTCCCCACGGTGGCGGTGCTTTTAGTGGAAAAGACCCCACCAAAGTCGACAGAAGTGCAGCATACATGGCACGATGGTTAGCCAAGAACATTGTAGCAGATGACATGGCAGATTGGTGTCAAATTCAATTGTCTTATGCTATTGGTGTTAAAGAACCTACATCAATTTATATTGATAGTAATGGACATAACAGAAGTATTGAAAAATTTATTAAAGAAAATATTGACCTAACACCAAAAGCCATTATTGATAAATTTGATATGTATAACTTCTATGGTTATAGTGAGAATTGTGTATATGGACACTTTGGCAATAAAGATGTTCCTTGGGAGAAAATTGGTTGGTAAAACTATATCATTTCACACACAGAAAAACTGGAAAGAAATATTTAGGACAAACCACTAGAGATTTAAATGTTTATAACGGATCAAGCGTAGGTTGGTTAAAACATTTAGATCTACATGGATACGACTATGATACTGAAATACTTTTTGAATCTAATGATGAAAAAAGATTTAAAGATATGTGTAAATTCTACAGTGAAAAGTTTGATGTTGTGAATAATAGTGAATACTTTAACCAACGACCCGAGCATGGAGGTTCGCTTGGTGGCAATGCTAACCCTAATTACAAGACTGGAAAGTATTCAGGACGCACAGACAACCCTGAACTATACAAACAATTAGATAAGCAGAAACATGCTGAAACTTGGGAAACTACTAAACAAAGAGCACACTCTAGGATGAATTTCTTTTATCATAAACGCATGGGTAATAAAGAACGTGCAGAATACTATTGGAATATATGGTATAGTATGGCCCCAAAGAAAAGTAATAATAGACAAGCACTCTGGAAAACAGATACATTTGACATGTGGTATAATCGAAAAGGCAACGACTTAGACTTTAGAAAACTATCACTTGACAAACAGTTCAAGATGTCTTATAATAGTAACACATTAGGAGAAAAGCATGATCAATAAGATTAAGCAATTGTTTAAGAAGAAAGACGCTGGCTTGTCTGATAAAGACAAAGCTACAGCTAAAGGTGAGCCATACGTTAAAGTTTTAGAAGTAAACTTTGATAAAGACAATCCTGGCGATGGATACTTTGAGCTAGAGTGGAATAATATCTTTGTTAAACAATTGTTAGAAGCAGGCTATAGTGGTGACAATGAAGAAGAGATTGTTGACTTATGGTTTACAACTCTTTGCAAACAAATATCAGAAGACATCTAAGGAGAATATGTTGAGTTATATTTTAGTAGACGCAGCGAATATGTTTTTTCGTGCGCGACATGTAGTACAACGTGGTGCAGACGCAAAAGATAAAGTTGGTATGGCATACCATATTATGTTTGCAAGTATTAACAAAGTGTTTCGTGAACAAAAAGGCACACATGTTGTCTTGTGTTTAGAAGGTCGTAGCTGGCGTAAAGATGCATATGAGCCATACAAGAAGAATCGTTCGGCGGCACGTGCAGCACTTAGTGAACGTGAACAAGAAGAAGATCGTATGTTTTGGGATGCGTTTGATGAACTAAAGGTATTCTTTGAGAAGCGTACAAACTGTACAGTACTACAAAATTCGCAGTGTGAAGCAGATGACTTTATTGCACGTTGGATACAGAATCATCCTAACGACAAACATTGCATTGTAAGTAGTGACAGTGACTTTTATCAATTGCTTGCTCCTAACGTACAACAATACAATGGTATTACAGGGCAACTTATTACAACTGAAGGCATCTTTAATGACCGCGGTAAGCCTGTTATAGACAAGAAAACTAAAGAGCCTAAAGAGATAGGTGACCCACAATGGTTGTTGTTTGAGAAATGCATACGTGGTGACACTAGTGACAACGTGTTTAGTGCTTGCCCAGGTGCTCGTAAGAAAGGCACTAAGAACAAAGTAGGTATGCTTGAAGCATTCGCTGATAAAGACACTAAAGGCTATAACTGGAATAACTTTATGCTACAACGCTGGACTGATCATAACGGTGAAGAGCATCGTGTGTTGGAAGACTATCAACGCAACATGCACATTATTGATCTTACAGCACAACCTGACCATATTAAAGCAGAGCTTGACAATGCTATCGTTCAGCAAGTGCAAAAAGAATCCAAGTCACAAGTAGGTATACATTTTATGAAACTATGTGGCAAGTGGGGAATGCAACGGACTGCCGACAATGCATCCGATCATGCAGAATATCTCAATAAGTCATACGGAGTATAAATCATGGCAACAGGAAGAAACACAAAAAGAAATAAAAAATATGCAGGAGCGTTTGAAATGGGACTAAAAGTAGAAAAAGAACAAAATAGTGATACTATGTGTTTAAATGGCTTAACCGAAACACAAATTTCACAGTTAATTCAATCAATGGAAGTTAATCCTACAATTGAAGCACACATCAAAGAGCCAACACTACAATGGGTTAGGCTACAGCTCGAAGAGCAAAAACAAGGTGGTGCATGGAAACGTAGAATTAGGGAGGCAGGACATGTCATCTGAGTTAATTATTGAACGTGATGAGTTAGAGCAGAAACTAAAAACACAAATCATGGAAGTTAGTTTTACTAAAATCAATGGTGACAAACGTGTTATGCAATGTACTCTTAGTCCAATTGTTCTACCACCAGCAACCAAAAAAGATCCACTTACACAAGAAAAAGTTCGTAAGATTAACGAAGAAGTTATGAGTGTATGGGATACAACCGCTGAAGGATTTAGAAGTTTCCGTATGGCAAATATCACAGAAGTAAAACGCATAGGAAGTGTATGCTGGTGTGGACATAGTAAAAACTTGCCACGCTGTGATAATACACACAAGAGTTTATAATGTAATGTACACAACTAAAGAATTAATCAAAGATAAGTTCTGGATTGTTGAAGTAGGTTCTAGTAAAATAGGAACTATTCGCAGACAAGAACTTGTCTTTGAATTCTTTGATCAACGTGATAAAAGTATCACCATGTTAGATACACTTGATGAGTTTAAAGAAGTTGAACGCAAAGAAACTGTATCTACAGAAAGCCAATCATTAAATGGTTATCCAACCAATAGCGCCATTGTTCTACCTGTAGAACATGATAGTTTACCTTTGTTTCGTAAAGCAGAAAAAGGTAAAACTACATATGCCGCAGGATATTATATATTAAAATATCATGGCATGGGATGGCAACATGCGTATTGTCCAAAGGTAGAAACCTTAGACAAGTATCAGTACCAAGGCCCATATTTTACTGAATGGGATATGAACTTACAATTAAAAAAGGCAAAAACAAATGACAATTAAAGGAACAATAGTATCAATTGCAATGGTTATTACACTAATGGTATTTGCAGCATCGCAATCAAAAGCACAGGTAGAACCAATATTACCTGTGCCAGTATTACCTGCGCCACCAGAGGTAGATGAACAAGAACTACCGCCTGCACCACCACAGATGTACAGAGTAAACAGAAACGTGCCATGTGCAGACTTTAATTATGTGAAATCATTATTAGCCGCTCGTGGACAGCAACCTATCGCACAAGGACGATCATTAGATCCAAGTGAACTGATGACTCAATTTGTTTTAACATATAATGAAACAGATGGTACATTTAATATTATTGTAGTTGATGCAAATAATAAAATAGCCTGTA